AGGCATAAGTCAAAGTGTCGTTACGAATCAAATATAGCGAAAAGAACGGACAGCGCCAAACCCGGGGTGCGAGCGGTTCGGCGAAACGCTCCGATTGATATATAAGAGTGTCGTTACGACACCAAATATAATAAAATCCGCGGTTATTCCCAAACGGACTATAATCGGCATTTCGAAAATTCCACTATAAAATAATCGGATTTTAACCTCCGATCTTGAAATATCGACATAAAAACAAAATTTAAGGGACGTTTAAGCATGTTTTAAATGTCCCTTAAATTTGGATTGCTACCGACCTCTAATTATAATTGTAGTAAATTGGGGGTATTATTGGCATATTCTTAGACTTAGCGTCATTTACGCAGCACCCGTACGCCTTTGATACGGAATTGGCTGACAATATCCCGCCCGTCGGTGCTTTCGTTGGAAGCATAGATGTACAATACCGAACCGGACACCCGGAACCTGAATGATACGGTGTATTGCTTTGCGCTGCCGCCCGATGTTACCAAAGAATAAAATTTCGTATTCAACGTTTCCGCCGGATTGATAATGATGCTTTGCCCTTGCGAGAACCCGATCATGTGCCCGTCGGAATCACCGCCCAAATAGGCGAACTCGATCCACAGTTTATCCCCGGATCGTTGTACGTAATTGCTTAGCGTAAACGAACGGTCTGAGTTGGCTATAAGCGAATAATCGCCCTGCATCAGCCACCCGCTTTCCGGTTCCTTGCCGAGTTCGACCCAGGAAGGGGTATAACCTTTCGCATACATTGCCGTGAATATTCGGGGCTTGGAAGTAGTCGCCTGTATAATATACAAGCTGACGTTATATTGTGTAGCGCTGTTCCAATACTGACATTGCGCCCATCCATAAAAATCGAACGACGTGTCGGGCAGCCCCACGGCCGTTCGGGCAATTTTCAGAGGTTTCATGTCGCCTGCCTTCTCGAATCCGAAATCGAAGTCCTTTATAGTGCCGGTAATTACAACGGCATCGGTTAAAGCCGATGCGCTTGCGATGTTGCCTATTTCTTTCCATCCGGTGTCCTCATTGTCATTGACAGTTCGTATGAAAGCCAACTGTTTGTTGGAGGAGCCTATACCATAAGCTGTAATAATTACCGAGTCTTCGCCCCCGTTTGGAATAGTTTCCACTCTCTGCAAAGTACCTCCGAGCGGATAATTTGCAGGTGTATCGGGAATAGGCGTCCCATCATTGTAAGTGTGCCACACTTTCATTTCTCCGATAGCCAAATCGGAGGCGGCATCCATAATGTCGCTGACAGAGAAGTTAGATATAATTTCAGGAGTACCCAATTTACTGACGCCTTCATAAGGCAATTCATTCCACGCCGTCACACCGTCACCGACCTTACTCTTATAGGTGTCCTTCTCATGGCCGAGCTCCCCATCCCGAAGGATGGGGTTCTCGCTCACCCATTGCGCCGCCGTTTTATTCTTGGCCCGGAATATCCCGTTCAGTTCGATCACGCCCATCACTTAACGCCGTTTCCGTTGAAAATGAAAGTATTCGATTCCATGAACGCCTTTACACGTGCTTCGGTAAAGTAAAGGTTCGTGCCTTCCTTCAGGTCGCTGGTGCTCTTGGCCGCAAAGGCCGTGTTGAAGCGAGCGGCAGTCCAGTAGAGATTCGTGCTGCCCTCGTTGATATTGTCTGTTGTGAGGACGATCATGCCTGTCTTGCCGTTCACAGACAAGACATCGCACCCGGGCGTCAGCCACAGCTTCCAGTTTGCCAACACCTTCGGGTCGGTTCCCGCGAGAATGTAGGTCTTCGATTCGTCCGTTCGCAGGCAGACATCGCCCTGCTGCGCGGTCAACGCCAGCATCTCAGCCTGCGATGCAGCCTCTTTCACATCCGTAATGACGAGCTGCGGCATGATCGACGTGTCGAGTTTTCCGTCGGCCCCGACGATGGGCACGTTTCCTGCGGCGTTCCCGGCGTTTTTGAGCGCCGCAGTCCCCAGCTGAAGCAGGGCGCGGGCATCCGATGCGGACATCTGCGAGATCGCCGTGATTCGGCCCGTTTTGTCTACGGTCAGTGTCGGCATCCCCTGCACGGTAGTCGTGGCCGAAAGTATCTCCTTGAGCTTGGCCGCGACGATTGCGTCGGCGGAGCCGTTGAACGAGGCCTCGCCCGCCACGTCGCCCGTCACTTTGATCTTTCGCGCCGTGGCCAGTTCATCGGCTTTCAGGGCGTGGTCTACTTTGCCCGCTGCCGCTCCGCCGTTCTTGGCAAAGATACTCTTAGCCATATAGTCGTTGAGCATCGCCTGAATCGTCTCATCGTTCGGAACGGCTATCCATGTGGCCACATTCGCGGCCAGGGCTTTCAGCCAGTAGAGTTTAGCCGCTGCGGTGTCGAGCCACAACTGACCGAGGCGGTACTGACTGTCGTTGGATGTCGGAGCCCGATTCGTCGATACGGGAATGCTATCCGCATAGGGGGTGCTGTTCCATGCGGCCCCAGTGCCGAACTTGAATTTGTCGGTGTCGGTTTCGAAACCCATCTCGCCTTCATACAGCACGGGATTCGTTTCCGTCCATTGGGCAGCTGTGTAGTGTCTTTTCTGAATGATCGCGTCTACTACGATCGGTGTCTTGTCTGCCATGATTGTATGTTATTTGGTTTTGTTCGTTACCCCGTTTCCGTTCAGAATCAGGATGTCGTCCTTCTTCAGTACCTCGCCGTCCAGTTTCTCGATCAATCGCCGGAGGGCTGCGGCCTGCCGCTGGGAAACGGGCAGTGCCCCGGCCTTCTCGTCGAGGTCTGCAATGCTGTCCTGCACGGCATCCTTCGTCAGCAGTGAGGTCAGCACCTTACTACGGAGTTCCTGAATGTTCCCCGTCTGTTTGCTGATCGCATACTGCACCTGCGCAATCTCAGCGATGCCGCCTTCGGCCTGCCCTTCGAGTGATGCCGAGGTGAACAGGTACGCTTGCCCGACATCCCGGACGCGGATCATGGTCTGCAGCGGCTCATCATCATCGACACGGATGTAGAGGATCACGGGATGCCCTGCGGACAGGTCCGTCGCGGCCTGCAGGGCTACGGGCTGGTAATCTTTCGACAAGTTGACCAAGTAGGTCCGTGCCGAATCGGCCAGCTGTTTGTTGAACTGATCCTCAGTGCCGGAATAGCCGCCGTCTACGGCTGACTGGTAAGCGCTTTTGCCGTCAAGACCGAAGCGCAGGGCATGTGATCCGCACTGGCCGACATTGACGGCGTCCAACAGGATGGTATGTTCTACGTTTATAGGTATGTTATTCATGGCTATATCCGGCGGTTTTGGTATCGGTTATAATCATTATTCTGTCGGTCAGCGTCCGGGTTCGCTCGCCGATGGTATAGGTCGTTTCGAGCGTTACAATACCCGCATCGAGTTTCCGGGTTTCCGAGGATGGGATATTGAACACCGCCCGGTCGGCTCCTTTGACGATCGGCAGTCCGCGGCCCTGGGTCGAGCCGTAAATCCTTGGCCCGTTCCCGGTCGTGTAAACCAGCATGTCGATCTCCACCTCGTCGAGAGAAACCCCCGTCGGGCATACCGCGATCCCTATGCTGTCGCCTTTGGCGTATGTCGGTAATTTCGGTATCATTTTACAGGTCTTTTAAACAGGTATTTAACCCAGGCGAACCATTTGCGGCGGTTCAAATACGCCTGATTGTACTGGTTGTCGTAACACTCCCGCTCGAGGGCTATGTCTCGGTATGCCGTATCGTATGGCGGCAGCAGCCACTCGAGAGCCCAAAGGGTGCAATAGAGGATTACATGATAGCAGAACGGCACCGAGCAGAGCCACCACCAGGATAGTCCGCAGGCAGGAATCAGCACCAGGAGGATCGCTGCATAAAGGACCAGCCACTCGATTTGTTGTCGGGTGTGGATGGCCTCATGGTTCTGTTCCTCGGTCGACAGCAGACGCTTCACGAACACCAGGCCGAAGAAATTGATCCCGGCAAAGGTCCCGAAAGGGATGTATTTGTTGAGTATTATCTTCATCACAAAACTCTATTCCAGCCTCCGGCCTGCGTGTTTGCAACTTCAGTTGATCCATCATAACCTACATGGCAATCAGAAAATCCGGCCATATTTGCAGTACAATATGTCATATACTCACAAGCCCAAAATCCGGAAACTTCGCGGCTCGTTGAAATACCATCGCATTGCGTCAGGTTCTCGCAGTAAACAAAGGCATTCTTGCTATATGATGCTGTATATCCAGCCGTTTCTCCCTGACAATTCGTCAGATATTTACAATTCTGAAAACCAACCCGGTTGCCTTGACCGTTGCCCTTCGCTACTGCATTACAGTTGTTTAAAAAGTCACAGAACGAAAAGACAATCACAGAGGCTTTATTCTCCGTTCCTTCTGCCACTGCACTACAATTCGTGCAGAATTTGCATTTTGAAAATCCGTCCGCAGAAGCAGTATCATTGCTTCCTACATCTGATCTGCACGATACGATTGCAGAACAATGGAATAACGTACTGCAATTTGAAAACCCGCTGGCACCTTTAACACCTTTGCTTCCGCTCATTGAAACCACATTGCATACTGCCCGACAGTCCGTTAAATTTGCACACCCCAAAAATCCACGACATATATTACGATCAGTCCCCGAAAAAGACTGGTTATTGAATGCGGTGCAACCAGTCAGAGTGTTAAAATCCTTGAATACAACCGTGTATTTCACAGTTGTAGGGGCTGTTATTTCCGCAGTTACATTTGAGAGTTTCGCCTCGCTCGTCGTATTGAGAGCATACAAAGCAGCTAATGGAGCGTCGCTGGTTCCGGTTCCTGTCGACAAGTTCACGACGATCTTACTCCCTGGCTCGGCTGTGATAGTCCGGCAGTTCGAATGAATGCCGATCTGTGATGTCGCCGTCCATGTTCCCGCCTTGATCAGCACATTGATCGCTCTATCGTTGTTGTGCAAAGCCGCCAGTTTGGAATTGCTGTCAACGATATAATCGTATTTAAAGACCCCTTCAACATCCGTTAAACTGGCCTTTCCATTCCAGTTGATGCGCTCGTTGTCTGTAATGAACCGATGCGTAGCATCCTGGATCGCGTCGATGAACCGCACACCCCCGGCCTGGGTGATCTGCACATAGCTGCCCGCAGGTTTTACGGTGGTCGCCACGGCCTTGTAGATATGGGCAATAGGCTTGACGTTGCCGTCGTTGTAGACATCCGTTTCGGTCTCATAGCCCAGTGTGAGGTAGACGGGCAGGGCTGTCGCAGTGATCCCGGCAAAGGGCACGACGACCTTGACCGTCGCATTGTTGGCCCCGGCCCCTTCGAGCACGACCAGGCCGGGCGCTATGTCGTACTTGTTGCCGTTTGCCTTCACCTCGCATCCGGAAAGGACAAAAGCCCCGTACTGGGAGAAGAAACCGTCGATCACCTTCAGCGGCTCCTCCTGGAGTGATACGAACGCATCGCCGTACCAGTTACGGACGCCGAGGACTTGTGTTTGTCTTTTCATTTTTGGTCTATTTTATACGTTGTTAAAGCGGCCCTGTATTTCTCGATGTCGGCCCGGACCTGCTCGGCGTCGACACCTGCCGGAATGTGGACGATGAAGTCCACGTCCCCGAACTGTTCGCGGTTCTCGCCTCGGAGCGATACGACCGCCGGAGTACCTTCGGCCTTGTTCAGTCCCACGGGGACCGCTACGCCTACGCCCTCGGAGCGTAGCCCGACAGCAAAACCCGCTTCCCGGTAGGATTCGATCGTGATGTCCGCCGCTCCGTATTTGTTGCGTAGGAACTGCTCGAGCACCCCTTTCTGATTGGTCACGTTGAGCAGCTTCCGGGTTTCGTCACGCCACAGACTGAAGGAGGTGAACAGGTCCGCCAGGGGTTTTACAAAAGCCCACAGAATCCGCAAGCGGACGGGTTGGCGCTTGTGCTCCGGCAGCAGTTGCCGCGTCAGGTTCCGGAAGTCTATCTTATAGTTCCTCATAGCGATTTGGTAGATGTCAGGGTCAGCGTATTTCCCTCGGCTGCGTACTCGAAATACCCTGCGGCCAGTTCGACCAACACATCGACGGGCGCGAAGTCCGCCCCGGCGCTGGTCTTATGCTCGAGCCTTACAACCTTGACCGTCACGACGCCTTCGGCGTGCATAACGGCGTCCACGAGCCGCTGGGCATAAAATACGGCATCGAAGGACAGCGAGGTCTTGAACGTCTCGAGGGCCTGTCCGACCTTCTCGCGCACGACACTCGAGGGGACCGCCGGATCATAATCCACCTCCAGGTTGTAGCGGATCGTGTCGGCTGTCGTGCTTACGATCGTCGTAGGAATACCCGTCGTGTGAATCGTGTCGATGTAGTCGGCCAGGTTACGGCGTTCGCTGTCGTCCAGGGGGATTATTTGGCCCTCTTTATCGGTCTTGGCCACCCGGATCGAGATCATTTTATAGGCCTCGTTCACGGCCACGACCTTCACGATCCGGCTGTCGGGATCGTCCTGCTCGTAGTAGAACTGCGCCGTGTTCTTGTCGAATACCAGCGTGTGCCCGTTCTGAAAGCGGTAGCACATTTCCGCATACCACAATTTAGTGCCCGGGGTGATCTTGGTCGTCAGGTCGTCGACCTCCTGGCGGAACAGGTCGAGAACTATTTCAAAGGCATGGATCGCCGCTGCGACCACATAGGTCCACAGCCGCCACTCGGCGACCTTCGAGGTCGAGAGCTTCGGGAAATAAGCCTGCAGGTCGGTGATGATCGACTGCTGTATGTCGTTAATCGTTCTCGCCATATCGGTAGGTTGTTATGTCGTTTTCCAACTCTTTGAGCGTATTTTTGCGCATCAGGCCGCTTTCGTCGTCGATGCGCAGCTGCGTCCCCGGTGCGACGGCTACGTCCAGGTAAAACCCCGTTTCGCCGATGCTGTCGATCCCCAGTTGGACGAGGGCTTCCGGATCGTTGGTGATCTGCGGATTCAGGACGAGGATTTCGCCCACGGCCTCGCAGGTTCCATACTGCTCGAGGGCTATGTCGTAGACCGTCTGCCGGGCCTTAACTGTTGCTGTCGTCATACTCTGCGCTTATTGTCAGTGTTCCGTCCGTATCGTAGTCTATGGCATCGACCCGCATTCCGTCGCGCTCGCACTGCTTGCGCACGGTTCGGAGGAAGTCCGCCGGATCGGTGTCATGCAGGAACGATACGCAGTCGACGCCGACGGTGGGCGCCTCCTTGAAATCGCCCTGGCTTGCCAGCAGCAGGTCCCGCTTGTGCTGCTCCGTCGCCTCGGTCCGGATCAGATCGTCGGACAGCTCCACGTCCCCCGTCGATGTCTGTAAAATGTCGATCATCGTATCAGTGCGTTACGTTGGTGTCCTCATAATCCCCGCGCCGGACCTTGTCGTGCTTCGATGCCGGCGCAGGAACCTCTACGGGCTTGGGATTGTTCTGCGCCGCTGCGGTCCCGGTCACGGCCACCGTTCCCGAGGGAATGCTGTGCGTGTGCGTGTTGAAGGCCTCGATCAGGTCGTTGATCTTACGGGTGAGCGGTTCGATGTTGATCAATCCGCCCAGCTCGCCGCCGTTCAGGACGATCTTCGGGGCCGAGGCCTCGATCTGTTCCCCGTCGCAGGTCATGGTCACCTTGTCCCCGAGGGTGAAGATCACCTTGTCGATCTCGGAGAACAACGCCACATACAGGCGGTCACTCGCGTCGATCCGGGCGACGATCACCGTGCTGTCCTTCTTGGGAATCAGAACCCGCCCGCGCAGCTCCTCCTTCTCGACGGAGTACAGCAGCACCCCTTCGTAGACAATGCCGCCGATCTGCACGTCGCACGTCCGCGCCTTCTCGTCGACGCTTTTGACCGTGCCGTACATGGCCGCCTTTGCCGCATTGCGCAACCGCTCCGATAACATCATGCGGACCTCGCGTATCTCTTTCTCACTGCTCATATTTTTATCCCTATTTCCACGGTCCGGCGCGCTCCGCCCGTTCCGTAGGTTGTTTCTGTTCCTTCGATGTAATACCGCCCGTCTCGCTCATGGTAGACTTCGTCCTCGATCTCGGCCACCATGCACGGGGCGGCATAGGGCTGCAGGAAGGTGGTGATCTTACCCGCATAGCCGTCGTAGCTGTATCGCTTCAGCTCTGCCGCCGCCAGGGCTGCCAGCTCCTTCTGATCCTTCACGTCGTAGAAGTACAGTTTCTTCTCCGTTCCGTCCTTCGGTCCGATCTCGCCCTCGACCTTCGTTCCGTCCTTGTAGATGCACACGGCCTTGATCTTCAGCTTCACGTCTTCGGCCCGCTGATATTTCAGGTCGTCGTCCTTCACCACGTTGTAGCGCAGGCGGTATTTCACGGCATCGCCGACGATCTTGTAGGGCTCGCAGGCATAGACCCGTCCCTCGAGGTCGAACCATACTGCCAGGCCGTACTTGGTCTGCAACTGCCCCAGGACCCACGCCACGGGCTTATTGTCCGCGGGGAACGCCTCGAGCGTCAGCGTCGCGGCATATCCAACATGCAGGCCGCAGGCTTTCAAAACAGCAGCGAGCGTGGTCTTTCCCTGAATCGTGACATTCCGGCGGCGGGTTGTGTAGAACTCGTCCTCGCAAACGATCTCGAGGGGCGTCTGCAAGTTCAGCTGCTTCACATAACCCCGAAATTCGGTGTACAGGCGTCCGTCATACCCGAGCTGGATTTCCACCGGATCGCCCGCCTTGATCACCTGTGCGGTCTCGACGTAGGCCGGAGGGGTCCCAGTCTGCCGGAGCACCGCCGTCACCGGAACCTTCACCGAAGCCGTGGCCCCGATCGTATGGATCGAGCGCTTGATCTTGATGTCATGCACTCCGCCGAAATGCTTGTTTCCGATGGTTATTTTACTACACGGTAAATACATGGCTATTGTAGGATCAGTTCAAAAGGTGAATCCGTTTCGCACTCGATCGTCACCGCCTGGCCGTCCTCCACACCGGGCGTCGGCGGGTACTGAATGTCCGTGATCACGACCCGGTCGCCCTCGTCGAGCAGCAGGTCTGTAAGCACGGAGATCAGTTCGACCGATTCGTTGATGTTGTAAAGCTCCTTCATACGCGTGATCTGCGCCTCGGGATAACTGCCGTCGGTGGAGCGGATGAAGGCCGCGATGGAGATTTTATAGTCCCCGATGCTGATCAGCTCCTTGACCGACCCGCGGCGGCCCACCAGGGGCGTGCGCACGATGTTCTTGGTTCCGGTAATGCTGATCACGGCGTTCTCCAGCTCGAGGGTGTGATCCTCGCCCCGTATGTCCTGATGTCTGATGAATACGGGCATGAAGTACCACCTGCCCAGGGCGTCCTTCTTGTACAGGCGCGTACCTTTCACGAGCTCCTGTTGCGGAGCTGGAGAGGTCGGGATGTCGAAGTTGTCCCCGGTGTAGCTGCTGGCCGGACGATTCGGGAAAAAGGCTCCCGGATAAGGCAGACCCTTATAGCCGATGATCGACTGCAGCAGGTGCTCGATGTTATACTTATGCTTCATATTCGTCCAAGACTTTTTTCAGTACGGCAGTGACTTCCTCCTCGATCTGATTGTAGCCCTTCCCGTCGGCATTGGCGATGTGTATCTCAATCGTGTCGCAGAATTTGCTCATCGTGACACCTCCGCGGCGCTGACTGTTGTATGCCAGTTCCGTCGGTGTCGGCTGGGCCGTTCCCCCGGACTGCGGGAGCGTAGTAGCCGCCACCGTGAGAGGCATGGCCAACGATGCCGCCGCGGTCGCCAGGGACGGAACCCGCACCGCCGAAAGCCGCGAGGCGATGGCCGTGTAGGCCGCCGATCCTTTCATGTCGGGGATGATCTTGTTCAGATCGAGCACCGTCTTGCTCCCGGACCCGGTCCCCGTCTTGGAGAAGTCGATGTTTACCTTTTGCTTCGTGCGGGGCGTCTTCGTGCCGGACGGGGTTTCGGTCACAATGGGTGCCGCTGCCTGGGGAGCCCCTTCTTTGCCGCCCTTCCAGGAAAGTTCCCAGGAGAGGGAGTTCCCGGCATCCTGGGCGAGGTTCTTCAGGTTCTTGGCCCCGTCGACGATGGCTTTCTTACGGCTGTCGATGTCGCCCGAAATCTGCGAAATCATCGCCTCGTTCTCGGAATTGTCGCCCAGGCCTACGGCCTTCTTGAACTTGTACCACCCGAGTTTTATGTAATCCAGGCCGATCATAATGCCGTTGACCATCGTGCTGAACTCGTACTTGATCGTTTCGACGAACAACTTGCCCGTCAGCTTCATAAACTTGACGACGCTGTCCCACTGCTTGCCCCAGCCCTCGACCTTCGTAACGCAAACGGTGATGACGGCGATCAGGGCCGTGATCCCTGCCACGATCCAGGTGACCGGACAACCCCACAGAGAAGCATTCAAAAGCCACTGTACGCCCGTCCATGCCACTGTTGCCGCCTTTACGGCCCCGGCCCATACGGTGTGCAGTTTTTCGGCGCTGGTGACAAAACCGATCGCCTTGCCGAACAGCCCGAGCAGGGGTAAGAGCTGCGAAACAGTCACAGCCTGCTGCGCGATAATCGTGGCATAACCGCCAGCCGACCCCGTAAGTTCGAAAAAACCGATCTTCAGGTCGTCGATCCGGGCCTGGCAGCGGGCCATCATCTGCTGCACGGTGTCGGTGCGGATCGCGGCCTGCTCCTGGGCGACGTTGGTGTCTGTGACCTGAGCGGTCATTTCGGCCACGGCGTCCGAGTTTTTGATCAAAAACTGCGCAGCGGCGATGTTCTCCATGCCGAACACCTTCGACAGATAGGTGGCATCCGTCAGTTTAGGCTTCAGGGCATCGAGGGCATCCGAGAAGCTGTTTTTGCGGAAGTCCACCCCGAGCGTCGTCTGCATCTTCAGCATGATGTTGCGCAGGGCCGTACCAGCTTCGGCCCCCTTCAGGTTGTTTTTCGAAAGAACCTCGATCGCACCAGCCGTGTCCTCGACCGTGAGGCCTGCGGCATTGGCCGCCGCACCGACGACCTTGAACGACTGCGAAAGATCGACGATCTCCGCGGCTCCGTACTTCGAACCTGCTGCCAGAATGTTGATCACCCGGTTGGCCTCTGTAGCCTGAAGACCGAACTGGTTGATTGTTCCGGCCAAGGCTGTGGCGGCATCGTTCATCGACATCCCCGCAGCATGGGACAGCGTGATGGTGTTCTGCTGCAGGGCCTTCAGCCCCTCCATGCCGATCTTGTCTACCTGAATCTGCGAGGCCAGCAGGGCAAAGGCATTCGCTGCCTGCTGGGCTCCCAGTCCGCTGTCCTTACCCGTCTGTCGTGCGACTTTCCCCAAGTCGCGCAGATCGTCGCCCACGATACCCGTGATCGACGACAGGTCGGCCATCGACTGCTCGAAGCCGATGCCGGGGCCTGTTAAATTCGCAACGCCTTCGGCTAATTGTTTGACCTGCTCGATAACGGAAGTCAGACTGATTCGCTCGATCTGTTTTTGCAGACCGCCGAACGCATTGGCCGACTTGTCAACATGTTCCGTAATCTGTCGGGTCGAGTTCTGCACCGATTCGTCGACTTTCTCGACGACCTGCACGATCTTTGTGAACTCTGCAAATAGGGTCTGCACCGCGACGAAAACATTTCCGTCGATATTTACTTGATAATTTGCGCGATTATCCATATATTTGCAGAAATTGTATTACTATGACTGTTGCAGGTTGGATATTCTTGATCTTTGTGGCTGCCGCTTTGCTTTACCTTTTGGGTGAAGGATTTAAGTGTGCTGTGCACATCGACAGGTGGCGTGGCCTGTGGCAGACTAAGCGGTAGGCGTATATCTGCGTACCCGCTCATTCTCCACCCATTCGGCCATTCTCACCTGAAAGCCCCACGCCTCGTCCGACAGCGTGTCGGGGTCCATGTGCAGCACCGAGCGGATCAGGGCGTTGCCCGCATGCAGCCACCCGTCACCTTTCACTACCTCGGTGCCGCTCAGAGTTTTTTTATTTCCCCGACCTTGACTTCTACGATCTGCGAAATTTGATTTGACAGACCTATGAAATAGCGGTCGTCGTCGCGCAGCTCCTCATCCCCGCCGAGCCAGCAGTTCGTCAGGATGACTTCGGCGAATTTGAACGGGTCCCCTTTGCCGACCACCGATGCGGCAGCGATCACATCACGTCCCGGGCGATGCAGGTAGCAGGTCTTGCCGTCGACCTCATAGGCGAACACGTCGCCGTGTTTCTTCTTCCATGCCGCGATTTTCGCGGTCATATCCTTCTTTTCCATAATGCTCTTTTGTGTGGTTTTAAAGAGTGTTTAAACAGCCCACGGTATTGGACCGTGGGCTTGTTTTATTTCGACGCGATGTCGTAGTCGATGTCGAGAGCGACGAACGGCATGGCGTGCTCGCTTTTCATGTCGCCCGCCTTCATGCCCGAGGGGAGTTCCGAGAACGAGGCGCAGATGATTTGGTCGACCGTGATGGCCGTGCTGTCCTCGGGGATGTAGGAGATCAGAATATCCACATCCACGTCGAGGATGTCCTTGTAGCCTTTTTCACGGGCGGCGCGGTTCATGGCGATAATCTCGCTCTGCAGCAGCGTCAGGGTTCCCGTCGCGGCCCGTTGACCGTGCTGGATGCCTTTGGCGGAACGCCCCGCAGCATACAAGGCCTCCTTCGCCTTGGCAAGTTTGTAGTCGACGCCCGTTGCACCGACTACCGGGCGGCCCCACATGATGATCTTGATGGTGCCCCAATCGTACTCTTTTCCGTTGATTTTTACTTTCATGCTACTGCTTGATTGCCGGATTCTCAAATCCGAGGTTTACGATGATGTCCCGTAGCATCCCGCGCGGCCTGATCCTGCACGAAACCGTCATGCGACGGGTCGAGAGAACATTCTGCGCCGGATCGACATAGGAGGTGAAGTCGCTGATCTCGCCCTGCATCGCCACCGCGACAGCGTTGTCGATCAGACGCTCGTAGTACGAGCACATCTCCTGCGGGATGTTACCCTCGTCGTCGGTCTCGATGTCTTCCTGAATCTCCTCGATGTAGGCGGTATAGGCGTAGATCATGGCCTTGTCCGCCACACGTCCGTAGTTCAGGTTGCTGTAATCGTCCGACAGCGGGGCCCCCATGTGGTCGTCGTTCGGGTAGTAGCCGTTCTTCTTCGGGAAGGAGCGGTAGATGATATAACCCGCCTCGTCCAGCAGGTCGAGCATCGCGTCGCACTCCTCGGGGGTCTTGCCGTTGGTCAGCCATCCCTCGGCGGCGATCGCTCCCGACTTCACGCGGGCCAAAGACTGGTTTACGGAAATCCGAGCGGCACGTCCGAGCATCTGTCCGATTGCGGCGGTCTTGTTCGCCTGGTCGTCGCAGGCCATGACGAAGCCTACACGGTTGGTGCTGCCTTCGCGGGGCTTGTAGAGCTTGTCGGTCGTGCCGTCCCAGCCTGCAGCGGGGATCAGGCACCGGAAGGGCATCACCTTCCGGGCGAAGCTCTCACCGACGGACTGCGCTGCGGTGGCCGCCGTCACGACATCCTTGTCGATGCCCGTTTCCGTGGTGTCGGCGCTGTACTCGGCAGACGGCAGACGGTTGATGCCGACCAGGCGGATGCGACCTTTGGCATAGGTGATCAGCTTCTTCAGCGGCGAGCCCTCCTCGAGGCTGCACATCTGCGAGAGCAGTGTGGCCTCGGAAACGACGAGCAGGTACAGCTCGGCGCCGTCGCCCGTCTCCGTATAGAAGGTCGTCAGCTCCTTGTGTGCAAGGGGATTGTTTTCGGCCGTGATGCCCAGCCGGGCGATGTCCCGCGAGGAATTGATCAGGTAGACCTCGTTCAGCGCGAGCTTGTCGGCAACGGCTGCGCCCGTCAGGATCAGCCCGGCGACACCGTCGTCGCTCTGTGCGACACGGCCCAGGTTCCCGTTCTCGAGTTTGATAGTTACGTTAGGTAATGCCATGATTATCGCACGTTAACGGTTCGTACTTCGCCCTCGCCGAGGCCCTTCTGATGGTACTGCGCGAGGTTCTTGTCTTTGTCGAGGAACACCTGCTTGTCGCTGGTGATGTGGAATGCCTTGCAGTCGGGATAGGCTTTCGCATACTTCTCGGCCAGGGCCTTGAACGGGTCGGCCTTCCGGGCCTGCTCTGCAGCGGCCTCCTCGGCTTCCCTACGGACCTGATCCGCTTCGGCCTTCTCGGCGTCCTCGATGGCTTTGGCCTCGGCTCGGAAATCAGCCTCCCGGGCCACGGCCTCGGCGACCTTCGCCGTGGCGGCCTGATAAGCCGCTTCCAGGGCCGCCAGGCTCTCCTTGAGAGAAGCCTTCTCCTCGACGGTTTTTGCGGCTTTCACGGCTGCTTTGCCCTCCGAGACCTGCGCTTTCGCAGTCTTGCCCTCGGCTTTCGCGGCCTTCGTGGCATCCGCCAGGCGGTCCAGCTCCTCCTTGCGCTCCTGAGCACTCATGTTCTTAATATCCATGTTTTCAGATTTTTAACAGTTTGCGGGTTTTAAAGACCCCGAACAGGATCAGCAGCAGGGCTGAAATCTGTCCGATACGCATCCAGGTCCGCTGCCAGGTATTCAGGCGGTTGACCTCGACGATTTGTAACTCTTTGCGGGTGGACGTATGGCGTTCGATGCGGTCTTTTAAAGTCAGGTAAATAGCCATACTGTCGGCCTGGGCCGTAGCCGTCAGGACATTATCGCGGACCTCGATGTCGGGAGGCCTCAGTCGGTTCCCCGCCTGATACTCCATCAGTCGGCGCATCTGCACCTGCCCCACGCTGTCGCATTCGAGAAGCGCCCGGATCATCGACTGGTCGCGTTCGAGGACTACCACCGTGTCCCGGACCTGTTCGGTCACGATCACCGTATCGGTCGCCGCCGTCTGCGAAGATTGCAGTTTGAGGCTTGGGCTGCACGCGGCCAAAAGGGCTGCGAGCAGAATAGTCAGCATTTTTCTCATTGATCAGATCGTAAATTACGTTTTCATCGTTCTTGCCCCGGATCAGTTTGATCAGCGACACGAAGGCTTTGGCCTGCGTGATGATCGCCAGGTTCTCGAGGATCGAGATAAGTTCGCAGACACACAGGTAGGCCGCCATCAGTCGATGCGGAATGATCCACAGATTCGGGACGAGCTTGTCGATCAGAAAGGCCAGCAGTATCGCGGCCATGTAGCCGATCAGCTTGCCTACGCTCTTGCGCATTCGGCGCGACGATCGAGGTGCGTGCCGGTTCTTGCTGGCGAGGACACCGAAGACGAGATCGGCGAGCCAGAACAGGAACACTATGGCGATGACCTCCTTGCATGGTGCGAAATAGGCTGCGGCCACCAGGGCCGACTTGATCGCATACTGGCCGAGATACTGCATAGCTCCTTCCATGACTACTTACCCGAATAGATGGCTCCGATGTACTTGTTACGCAGGGGCAGGGCCGAGAAACGCTGCTGGTAGCCCAGGATGTCGCCGCGGGCCTCGGGGTCCTTCTCGCGGTGGAAGACATCGACCGTACCCGTCGCACGCATCACCTCGGTCCGAATCCAGGCGATCGACGCCATCGCGCTGTTCTCGCCTTTGGCCGAACCGAAGGCCTGCTTCTTGCCTGTCTCGGTGTCGAAGTACGGCAGATGCGGGTAGCTGAAGACCTTGAAATTGCCGATCTTCCCGTCGCGCATGTACTCCTTGTACAGCTTGCGGTTCTCGGACTTCAGGTCGGCTTCGTGCTCCGTAGTCAGGACCAGACACAGCTGCGTCATGTCGACCTCCATTGCCTTGAACTTCGCCTCGAGCAGATCGAGGTCGTCGAACGTCAGGCGACGACGACCGTTGACCACTTCGCCAGTCGTCACCAGGACGGGCGTGAACTCGCCGTCCTGCAGCGGGCACCAGTTGTAGGCGGCCAGTGCCCGACGCTTGCGCGTGAGGGCGTTCACATGACCGCGCGTCACACTCAGCATCTTGTCGTAGGCGGCCTGCATCTGCTCGATGTTACGCACCACGGTGTTCTTCGTGTCAAGGGTGTGCAGCAGGATGTCCTTCGGCACGTCCTCGCGCTGTACGATACCGACCGGATAGGTGTCGTTGTCGATGAATACCTCCGGCTCGACACCTGCCTCGGCCAGGTGCAGCGTGTTGTTGTCGACCAGGGCGCTGAGGTCTTCGGATTCGTTCAGGAAGTCACCCTCCTGGATGGGCTGCTCTTTGATGATGTCAGTCCACAGTTCTTTTTCGATAGGCATATCTGTCTGATTTTGATTAGTTGTGCTTTTTTCGGATGGTTTCGAAAGCCTCGGGGTTCTCGGCTTTGATCTTCGCAAGGCCTTCGGGGTCCTCCTTCAGCCAGTGCAGGTGCGTCCAGTTCTGACGATCGGTCGGGATCACGTTCCCGGCGATCTTGGAGACGGCGGCCGCCAGCGAGACCTTCTCGGGGATGGCCTTCAGGGTTTCCGACACCAGGTCGTAATCCTTCATGGCAAGTTCGACGTACTTTTCACGGGCGGGGGCTCCGATCTTGCCCTGCTCGACGGCCAGGTTGACCAGCTCCTCGGCGCGTTTCTTACGGGCCGCGTCGATCTCCGTCTGCAGGGCATCGGCAGTCTCCTTGTGTTTGTTGCGATCCGCGGCCAACTGCACGATGGCCTTGCTCATCGCCGTAGCGTCCGCGTCCTGATTGATGCCGAGAGCGGCGTATGCCTCGGCGGAAAGGGTGATTTTTTCCATTGTTTTGATATTAGGGATTTGACCCTGCGGCGAACCCTCCGCGCAGAGTTTCACGATGTTGTCGACATGAAGGCGCACATCGCCATCATCGACCAGGTGGCCGTCGCCCGTGTAGATTTTGAGCGTCACGGCCCCGGCATTCGACGGCACGGAGGTTACGGAACCCTCGAACAGCTCCCACTCGGTGACATAGAGGTCCTCACCGCCTGCCGGATTCGTGCGGTACTCGGCCCGCAGGATGATGATGCCGGGCGATGCTCCGCGCAGGAACCCGCGCTCGACCTGGCCCTTGCGTTCCGCTCCCAGGGTGATCCCGTCGTCGAAGACGGGATCGGCAACAAGCAGTGCCCCCTCGACATGCAGGTTGTCCCAGCGACCGATCAGACGGTTGAGATCGTGATTGTCGAGCATCGGGGAATACTCCTGGAAGCGTTCGAACTTGCCGCCGCCGTTAAGCAGAAAGAACCCGTGCGAGTTCTTTTTCGTTTCGTCGTTAAAAATGAATTTCGGTAAAGCCATGCGCCTCGTTTTTTGATGCAAACATAGGCCTCAGAATCCGGAGCAACAAAAAGATTGTCAAGGTATTAAACTATTTTTCGCATTCGCGTTTCGGAATGCCATCTTTGCACAAAAAAGAGGTCTATGACAACTCCAAAGCACAAATTATACACAGCGGCTTACAACTGTTTTGTCGAGCAGGGAATGACCTGCGCGGGTATCTCCGATATGCTCGGTATCCGTGAGGCCACGCTGTCCGAATGGCGGCGAGGCATGAAGTGGGACGAAAAGCGCAAGGCGATGCTGGCGGCCCCCGGAAAAATCCGCGAACTGCTGTTGGACGAAATGCAGAACGTAGCCGACGGCAACCCTGCACGTATTGACACGGACGGTCTGTCGAAAATCGCAAAGGCGCTGCAATACTTCGACGGAAAGGTCCCGCTGTCGGTGGTGATCACCGTCCTGAAAGAGGTCGACAACTTCATCGCTGAGGTGGCTCCGCAGGAGATCGCCCGACAGACGGAGTTGCATCGCATGTTCATTCAACACCGGGCACAGGTCGATTCCTTAAAAAAGTAGCGGCATATGGCAGACATCGACAAGAAATTTCAGAAGCTCCTCGACAACTACGAGGAGCACTGCCGACGCATAGCGAAGGCCTCGGTCGTAAACATTCACGAGCCATTGGCGGATAAGATCGCCCGCGTGAAACGCCTCGAAAGGGATTATGTCACCTGGTTCGAGTACTATTTCCCGAACTATGCGAAAGTGCCCTGTGCGTGGTTCCATCGCACGGGTGCGCAGGAGATCATCGACCACGACGTGATCATGGCCATGTGGATCATCTACCGATCCGGGGCGAAGTCCGTACATATCGACATGGGTATTCCGCTGTACCTGATGTACACGGGCCGCATGCGCTACATGCTGCTGATCGGCGAAACGGAGGACAAGGCGCATAAACTGCTCTCGGCATGCCAGGCGCAGTTGGTGTTCAACAAGCGCCTGATTAACGACTACGGGAGCCGCTACAAGCAGGGCGACTGGTCGTCCGGGGAGTTTCTGACCTCGGACGGTGTGCGCTTCACCTCCCTGGGTTTCGGCCAGGACCCGCGCGGCGTCCGCGAGGAGGAGCAGCGACCCGACTACATCGCCGTGGATGATGTCGATACACGCCGCCATGTCAACAACGACCGTCTGATGCGCGAGGCCGTCGAGTGGATCTTCGAGGACCTGATGGGATGCTTCGACGAGGCCGACGGATCGACCCGGCGGTTCGTGTATGCCAACAACAACTTTCATAAGAACAGCATCACGAACCGCCTCAAAAAGCAGCTGAAGGTGCTGGCCGAGAAATCCCGCCAGGATGGAGAGCAGCCGATCCAGTACGTCCTGACGGTCCCCGCGGTGAAGGACCTGACGACCTTCGAACCGAACTGGCCCGAAAAGACCTCGGCGGAGTACTGGCGCAAAAAGTACCGCAGCATCCCCTCGCGGTCGTTCATGCGCGAGTATATGCACGTCCACGTGGAGGACGGCAAGGTGTTCAAGGCCGAGGACATCCAATGGAAGAAGATGCTGCCGCTGAACGAATACGATGCGCTGGTCTTCTACGGAGACCTCTCCTACAAGGCCCAGGCATGCCATAAAGGGATGATCCTCGTCGGCAAGAAAGACCGCGAGTTTCATTTCATCTACTGCTTCCTGCGCCAGCAGTCCCGCACGGTCCTGGCAAAATGGCTCTATGACTTGTACGAAACCACCGAGCTGCGCACCTGCCGCAAGGTCCGCTATTGGATCGAGGGTCTGTTCTCGATGGACGAGTTCGTCAACGACTTCGATGCCGAGGGCGATGCCCGGGGCTACTACATCCCTGTACAGGCAGACAAGCGACCGAAGGCCGACAAGTACGACCGCATCGAGGCCACGCAGTCCTATTTCGAGCGCCGAAATGTGTGGTTCAATATCGACGAGCGGGACAGCCCCGACTTCCAGGAACTCGTCGATCAGTACCTCGCATTCGAGAAGGGCGGAAGCGTGGCCGTCGACGGACCTGATGCGGGTGAAGGCGCTCTTTCGAAACTCAACACCGTATTCCGGCAGGTGAAAGGCACCTATCGCGTGGGCCGCCGGGAAAGCCGCAAATACTGACAAACTACAACGATATGCGTAAAATCAAGTACATCGTGCTGCATTGCAGCGCAACCAAAGAAGGGGTGCCGTTCGGCATCGAAGACATCGACCGCTGGCACCGTCAGCGGGGATTTCGCAAGGTCGGCTACCACTACGTGATCGAGATCGACGGCACAATCCGAAAGGGACGCGACATTGCCGAGATCGGGGCCCATGTGCAGGGCAGCAATGCCAACAGCATTGGCATCTGCTACATCGGAGGACTGGATGCCGATGGCCAGCCCAAAGACACCCGCACCGAGGAACAGAAGGCATCTCTGTTCTACCTCCTGCAGCAGCTCCGCGAGCAGTTCTCCGACGCCATGATCTGCGGGCACCGCGACTTTTCGCCCGACCTGAACGGCAACGGGATCATCGAGCCCTGGGAGTGGATGAAGGCCTGCCCCTGCTTCGACGCCATCGACGAATATCAAAATCTGTAAGCCATGTTCATCGAGAAAGAGGATTTATACACAGCCATCAGTGAGTACCAGCTGCAGAGCATCACCACAAGCGCCGTCACGATCCGCATGGCGATTCTGGCAGCCATCGACGAGGCACGAAGCTACCTGAATGCCAAATACGACTGCGAGGCGATATTCTCGGCCACGGGAGAAGACCGCCACGCCACGCTTTTGGAGCATTGCAAGAACATCGCGGTGTGGAACCTCTGCCGCAGGGCGAACACCGATCTGATCTTCGAGCAGGTCAGCGAATACCGCCGGGCGGCGATCGACTGGCTCGAGAAGGTTTCGGGTGTAAAGGGTACTGACAAGCCTCTCGCTCCCGGCCTGCCGCTGCTCAAAACCGAAGACGGCGAGGTGCGCATCACGGCCCGGATGGGAAGCCGCCGCAAGTTTCGCCACGACTTCGACGACTAAACACCGTTTAAACACCCTTTAATCGTTCGCACAATGCAGAAAAAGAATAAAAGCAGGAAAACCCCCGGCGTCACGGCTAAGGCCGCTAATTTGGCCGTAAAAACGAACACCCCGAAAACAGCCCGGCGACGCGAGGGGTACATCCGGAGTATCGTCCCGA